AGCGATCCGCTACGTAGGTCGTCAACTGGTCGATCTGATCCCCAAAATCTACGATACGCCTCGGATTGCGCGGATTATTCAGGTTGATGGCAACTCTGACATGGTACGGCTTGATCCGAACCAGCCAGAACCCGTGCGGAAGATGGTCAACGAAGCCGGTGTCGTGGTGCAGAAGATTTACAACCCTGGCGTTGGTAAGTACGACGTCAAGGTCACGGTTGGCCCCAGCTATCTAACCAAGCGTCAAGAGTCGATGGACGCGATGAGCCAGATTCTGCAAGGCAACCCAAACCTGTGGGCTGCAGCAGGCGATCTGTTTGTCAAGAACATGGATTGGCCGGGGGCGCAGGAGCTGGCTGAGCGTCTGAAGAAGATGATCGACCCCAAACTGCTGCAGGATGAGGACGATCCTGCGTTGCAAGCGGCTAATCAGCAGATTCAGGCGATGCAAGCGCAGATGGAACAGATGTATAACATGCTGCAGAACGTCGGCAAGTCGATGGAAGCCCAAAAACTGCGCATCGACGAGTACAATGCTGAAACTAAACGAATCCAGGCAGTTTCCAGCGGTATGACGCCTGATCAGGTGCAAGACGTGGTCATGCAGACGCTAAAAGACGTGATGACAGCCGGTGATATGGTGGTCGCTCAACAGCAGATGGCGATGCAAGGAGTGCCGCAGTGAGCTGCGCAGACTTTATCGGTACGCTTTTTCTAGCCCGCGATGTCACGCACAGCGTGCATCTCAACACTAAGTCTTACGCCAAACACGTCGCTTTGAACGAGTTCTACGACAATATCGTTGAGCTTGCAGACAAGTTTGCGGAAGCCTACCAAGGCCGCCACGGTTTGATCGGCCCCATTACGCTGATGGGCGCTAAAAAGAACAGCGACGTCATTGAGTTTCTCAAAGATTCACTTGCTGACGTCGAAGAGATGCGGTACAAGGTTTGCGATAAAGCCGACACACCGCTTCAAAACATCATCGATGAGATCGTGGGGCAGTATCTCTCGACTCTGTACAAGCTCCGCTTCCTCGCATAAGGACGCACAATGGAACTGTTAAATCCTCTAGCTGACGGCGATTTTCCCGCCCGAACCGCGTCCTACACGGGCACGGCGGGCAGCACGACGGCCTGGCCGGCAGGCCCGCAAGGCGTAGTGATCTGGTCAACGACCGCTGCCTACGTGACCGTGGGTGAAGGCGTGACTGCAACGACCAGCTCCACGCCAATTCCGGCCAACACGCCAATCCCGTTCATCGTGCCGCAAGGCACCGGCGCACCGTGGCGAGTCAGCGCGATCCAGATCGCTTCCGCTGGTACGGTCTACGCTAAACCGATTAACATCCGATGAGCTTTGGCATACCCGTCCGTAACGGACTTGGCTTAGGGCTAGGCACTGTCGCTACGCTGGCGACAGACTTTGCTGGCCCTAACCCTGGCCCGCCGTGGATTGTGTTGACCAGCAATGCAACGCCTTACACTGTCGATGAAGAAGTGCTAAACAGTGCAGGCACCAGTTTCTATGTTGTCGAGACAGTGCTGACAAGTAACGGCACGTCTTACAACCCGATTTAAGGAGAGCGCCGTGGCCGCTTACGAGGTACTTCTTCTCAATACAGCAATCCCACAAATTCAAGCCGCACAGTCGGGCGATACCTACGTTGTGCCGCGCGACATTGCGATTAACGCAACGGCGATCATCAGCGCGAACAGTGCTACTGACGCACTGCGCATCACGCAGACAGGCGCAGGCAATGCGATTCTGGTAGAGGATTCGGCTAATCCTGACAGCACGCCGTTTGTGGTGACTGCTGCGGGGGATGTTGGGATTGGGACGAGTTCGCCTTCTGACCTTTTGCATCTAAACAGGAATACAACTACTGCGACTGTTCAGCGCATTACCAACACAGGCGGCACAGCGCTAATCGGGGTAGAAAACGCGGATGGCACAGGCATTATAAGCGGGGCAGGGGCATACGACACTGTAATTAGAACGGCCTCTGGTACTGGAGTTAGCTTCGGCATCGGCTATTCGCCTCCGGCCATGCGCCTCAACCCCTCCGGCAACCTCGGGCTAGGGGTGACGCCGAGTACGTGGGCAAGTAATTTTGTAGCCATGCAGATTGGCCCCGGCGCTACGGTCAATTCTGCCAGCGATGGTCGCGCGGCAATCACTTCCAACATCTTTATTGCATCTGGCCCGACTGCAAAATACATAGCAAATGGCTTTGGCGCTGCGTATACCCAGCTAAACGGAGCGCACTTGTGGTTCACTGCGCCCAATAACACCTCCGGCCCAAATATTGACGCGTCCGGTGGTTCAACGACCATGACGCTAGATGCGTCGGGGAATCTGGTTGTTGGGGCGACAAGCACATCAAGTCGCTTTGAGGCGGTGGCAGGGACGGGCGCTCAGCTTATTAGCACCTTCAGAACTGGGGACGCCACTGCTGCTAATAATGCCGGCGGTGGATTTTATGGCATATCTAGTGCAACTGCGGCAACGCGAGACGCTACGCTATGGCTAGACGCTGACGGTGCAAATTTTGCTGGTGGCGATTATTTTTACATTCAAAAATTTGGCAATAGCGGCGTAGTAAATATTGTTCAGTATTCCAACGCTGCAATGACGTTTTACACCGACGCTGCCGAACGCGCCCGGATAACGTCGGGTGGGTATTTCAAGGCGAGTAATGATGGGACGTATCAGGGTATCACGGGAACATTTCACGAAGTGCGTCAGTCAGCGAGCGATATTGCCTTGCACATTGGCAATACTGCGGCAAGCGCACCTGAAGGCATTCTCGTTAGGTACAATGCAGCATCGCCAAACAATACTTCGTCTGCCTTCTTGTTTTGCGTTGATAGTACGGCAACGCGTGCCACCATTCGCTCAAACGGCGGCTTGGCGAACTATCAGGCCAACAACGTTGACCTTTCCGACATTCGCACGAAAAAAGAGATTGCCTCTGCCGCGTCGATGTGGGACAAGGTCGCCGCGCTTGAGATTGTCGAGTACAAGTACATCGACCAGACCCACGACGATGTGAACTTGGGCGTCATCGCCCAACAAGTCGAAACAGTTGAGCCTGTGTGGGTAGACACGGACGGCTTCGGTGAGACGCCCGAGGGCGAGGAACCGCTCAAGACGGTCTACAACAAGGACATCTACTTTGCGGCTATCAAAGCCCTGCAAGAAGCAATGACCCGTATTGAACAACTTGAGGCGAAAGTCGCCGCACTACAAGGAGCATAAACATGACCCCCGTTTGGGCAATCGAGTGGATGCAGACCACTCCTACCGCTGCTAACCCGTCTGAAGCCGTTCTCCAAGTCGGCTGGCGCTGCTCTGGCACCGAGGACACCTACTCCGGTACGGTCTACTCGACCTGCACCCTGCCTGCTGCTGACCCCGCGTCCTTCGTCCCCTACGCCGACCTGACCCAAGACACTGTGCTCGGTTGGATCTGGGCCAATGGTGTGAATCAGGCAGCAACCGAGGCGGCAGTCGCGCAGCAGATTGAGACGCAGAAGAACCCGCCTACCATTCAGCCACCCCTCCCTTGGGCTGCCTGACATGCAAGAGTTCACCATTAAAGTCACGGTCGAAGAAGCCAACATCATTGCGATGGGGCTGGGTAAACTGCCGCTTGAGATGTCAGTTGCTCTGTGGCAGAAGCTGCGCGAGCAAGTGCAAGAGCAAAGTAACTTGACACCGGCCGAGACTACTGTATAAATTTACACCCGTACTGGTGCGGTTCACCAGGTACTCACACTGAGTAGACATGGAAAACACTCCTGAAGTTGTAGCGGATACCCCCGCGCCGGAACAGGCCGCAACGGCTGCGCCTGCCCCCGAAGTAGCAGCAGCAACGCCGGACGAGCAAACCACGGTCAAAACGTTCACGCAAGAAGAAGTGGACGCGATGATTGGCAAACGGCTCGCAAGAGAGCGTAGAACTTGGGATCGAGAGCGCACCAAGGCACCTGAACCCGTCGCAGCGCCAGTTTCGCAAGACCAGTTTGAGTCTGTTGAAAAGTATGCCGAAGCATTGGCAACTCAGAAGGCAGAACAACTGTTGCAGCAGCGCGAGATTGAGCGTCAGCAGTCTGCGATTATTGAGTCATACCACGAGCGCGAAGAACAGGCACGGGACAAGTACGAAGACTTTGAAGCCGTCGCGTACAACCCCAGCCTGAAAATCACGACCGTAATGGCCCAGACGATTCAGGCGTCCGACGTTGGCCCCGATGTAGCGTACTACCTTGGGCTCAACCCAAAAGAAGCGGATCGCATCTCACGTCTATCGCCGTTCTTGCAGGCTAAAGAAATTGGGAAACTTGAGGCTAAAGTCGCCTCCAGCCCTCCCACCAAAAAGCCTTCTAGTGCCCCAGCACCGATTCAGCCTGTTGTTGCGAGTTCATCTCGCGGCCCGGCGTACGACACCACCGACCCGCGCTCACTGAAGTCGATGAGCACGAGCGAATGGATCGCAGCCGAGCGGCAACGCCAGATTCGGGCGTGGGAAGCAAAGAACGGCATCCGTTAGCTTACTATTTGGTAGTTGGGAAAGTTCTCAGAAAGACATCGGTGCCTAAGAGTATGCGCCTTAACCCCCAAAACTCGACTTGCTTCAGCAAACGACCGATATTCGACGCCGTCGATTCGGCACGCAGTGTTGAAGTGATGAGTAGCACTACGGAGTTGGCGCGTAGCTTCGGACGGCGGGGCACGCTTAAAAAACGGGCGTTTTTTACCCAGCCGAGCCGCGCTCATTTTTGCGCGCGTTTCAGCAGACGCCTTTTTCCCCAGCTTGCTTTGCCTAATTTTTTCACGAATTTCTACAGTTCTATCGTATTTTCCGGCGACCGCGCGCGCTTCTTTGTGCCGATCGCCAAGATGTTCGTGATAAGTAAGGCACTCAAGGTTTTCCAGCCTATTGTCGGTCTTGTCTTCGTTAATGTGATGAATGTGGCGGCGCGATATGTCTTGTTCGCTCCAAGCCATCATAACCATTCGATGAACAAGATCGTGCCCGCAGCAAAGGTAGCCGTCTGGCCTACAGCGCGGCGCAAATGGCTGGAACTTTCTGAGAACTTTCCCGCATCGGGATACGGCGTAGTTCGCGTTAACCACACGGTAATCAATTCCGTCAAAAGTAATCGTGAGCATGTTTTTTCCTGATGATGACTACATAAGAATAGTACCACAAAACTTCAAGAGGTGAGAAATGGCCAATTCCATTTTAACGATTGACATGATTACCCGCAAGGCTTTGGAGATTTTGGAAAACTCCTTGGTCATTACGCGGAATGTCAATAGGCAGTATGACGACTCGTTCGCCGTCCAAGGCGCTAAAATTGGCTCCACGCTGCGTATCCGTCTGCCGGACCGCGCGCTGGTGACCGACGGTGCCGCGCTGCAAGTTCAAGACGATCAGGAACAGTTCACCACCCTGACCGTGTCGAGCCAAAAGCACATCGGCGTGAACTTCACGACCGCTGAGCTGACCATGCAGCTCGATGACTTCGCAGAACGGGTTCTGAAGCCTCGTATCAGCCAGCTTGCTTCCAGCATCGACGCTGACGTTGCCAACGCCTTCCGTAACGTTTACCAGTCGGTTGGCACCCCCGGCACGACCCCCGGCACCAGCCTCGTGCTGCTGCAGGCGCAGCAGAAGCTAAACGAAGCCGCTGCTGTTATGAGCCCCCGCTACGCGACCGTCAACCCGGCGGCCAACGCAGCGCTGGTCGAAGGCATGAAAGGCCTCTTTAACCCGACCTCCACCATTAGCCGTCAGTTTAAAAACGGCATGATGGGCGAAGGCATCCTCGGGCTTGACGAAGTCAACATGTCCCAGTCGATCAAGCAGTTCACGACCGGCACCCGCACGGGCGCGCATACTGTGACGACCACCGTGTCCTCGCAAGGCGCGACCACCATCGCCATCACCGGCACGGGTTCGCAAGTCATTAAGCAAGGTGACGTGTTTACCATCGCCAACGTGTTTGCGGTCAACCCGCAGACCCGTGAGTCGACGGGTTCGCTGCAGCAGTTTGTAGCGACCGCTGACGCTACGGCGACTGGTGGCGCGTA